TGCACGAAATCGCCGAAGCGATCAAGGATGAGCCGCCCCCGATCGAGTTGCTGCGCTTTTCCTTCGGCGACGACTTCATGAAAACGAAAGTCGAGTCCGCGCCGGAGCGCACGGCGCATTTGCGGATCTGGGAGCAGCCCGACGACAACGCCTTTTACGTCATCGGCGGGGACCCTGCCTATGGCAGCGCGACATGGGCGGATCGGTCCGTGGTCGAGGTCTATCGTTGCTACGCCGACCGCTTCGAGCAGGTTGCCGAATTCTGCACGGCGGAGATTACGACGTACAAGTTCGCCTGGGTGATCTGCTACATGGCCGGCGCCTACCGCAATTCCATGCTCAACCTCGAAATCAACGGCCCGGGCGAGGCGGTTCTGGGCGAAATCGACAACCTGCGGCGGCAGGCGTCCATGCTCGGGTCCAGTCCCGCAGGCAAGGCAATCCGCGACGTCATCGGCCACATGAAATATTTCCTCTACAGGCGCCTGGATTCACCGTTCGGCGGCGGCGTGTACCACTGGAAAACCACGTCGGAGTCCAAAGACCGCGCGTTCAACACGCTGCGCGACATCGTGGAGAAAGGCTGGGGCGTGCTGCATTCTTCCATCCTGGCGGACGAAATGAAGATCATCGTGCGCGAGTCAGACGGGTTCTTGGGCGCCTCCGGCCGGGGGAAGGACGATTGCACCGTGGCTTCCGCGATCGCCGCCGAGTGCTACACCCGCTACATCATGTCGAAACTGAAACAAATGGGCATCACCTGGGACCAGGAACGCGAGCGCCGGCACAAGATCGAGGTCGTTGGCCGCGCGGAATCGCCCATGGAGAGCGCGATCACCCGCTCGGTCGGCACCTATCTGGGCAAGCTGGGTGTAAAGTACGGTGTCAACCAGCAGGGAAAGGTGCGATGACCAAAGAAGAAATCCTTCGCAGACTGCAAGCTATCTGCGCCATGGAACGAGAAAAACGCCCTTTTACGGTCAGATTGCTCGGAAAACTGGCTGGAATGGCCCATTACAACGTGTTTCACACCGCAGCAGGCCGCCGACCCATCGGAAAAAAGGCTAAATTGCGCCTGGAACGGGCTTTGACCCAGCTTGAGAACGCGGAAGTCGTGATAAAACGTCACGGATCGAAGCGTCATTCGATAGAATTTGTCCCTCCAAAACCTCCGCAAGAAAATATTCCCCGCGTCCGCCTCGGCCCGAATGGTCCGGTGATGGAGTGGGTCGCCGTCAACCCGAACACCTTTCCGGTTCTTGACGCAGTGAACAAACAGGGGGTTTAATAGACCATGGCCGTCACCCGCGAATGGAAATGCCTTGCCCACGGTCCTTTCGAGGGTCCAAATGGCGTCTGCCCGCATGGCTGCACGGTCGTCGTGCGCGAGTTCAGAACTGCCCCTGGCGGCAAGTCCGAGAAAACGAAAATCTCCGACCGCGCCCTTGATCGCCTCGCCGCGCGCTACAAGCTCACCGATATGTCGAACCGCAACGGTTCTGTCGGCGACTCGCGCGGATACCCGAAAGGCATGGAACCACTCTGGAAAGAGCTTCCAAAAGGCAACAATTTCGAGGTAGGCAAGGGCGAAGTCTCGCGCGACGGCGCTGCAGGCGGCGCAACCGCCGCGCTCACCGGTATGGGCATGTCAGGCTCGGTCGCCGAGATACTATCCAAGAAATACGGCCGCCCGATGGTGGCGGAGCCCAACTTCATGGATATCGCCAAGACCCTACCGCGCCCGCGCGCGATCCCGCAGGGTCACGAACCCGGGTCCCAAACAGACCTCGCCAACGCGATGAGGACAGCGGAGTGAGAATCCCGCATCAGGACCACCAGCGGCTCCAGTTCTACATGGACGTGGTGGACGTGTGCATGGCGTCGCGCCCTCGCCGGCTGGAACAGTATGCACAGTGGAGAAATTATTTCTTCTACGGCACATCCGGGGACGCCGGTCCATCGCCGTGGAACCTGCTCTACGCGCACCTCGACACGCTCACCTCGTTTCTGTACGCCTCCGACTCGACCCGCTTTTCCGTGCGCATGGGCTCGCACGCGCCGAAAACGGATCACCGGCGCACATCAGCGTTCGCCAAGCGCGTCATGGAGGAGTGGAAGTCCTCGAACGCCGACGTCATCATGCAAATGGGCATCCTCTGGTCCCTCGTCTACGACTCGACGCTGGTGAAGCACATCCGGCGCAAGAACGGGCGCGTGGAGCCGTTCGTCGTCGACCCTGCGTGCTTCGGCGTCTACCGCGAGGACGTGCCGATGCTCGACCGGCAAGAGGCGTTCGTGCATACCTTCTACATGACCGAATCGGACTTGAGAAAGCGATTGTCGCTTCACCCCAGGCGCGACGCGATATTGAAAGCAGTCACGTCCTCCTACACGAAGAAGGACACGCCAAGCTCGACCCCGCCCATCGTCGATCGCGTGGTCCTGACCTCCGGCGTCCCCGGTATGGGAATGCAGAATGTCGTCGGCGAAGCGAACGTGAACATCGGAGCGCCGGCCGACTACACCGCGCTCCTCGCCGTGCCGGTCATCGAAATGCAGGAAATCTACGTCTGGAACGACGCGGAGGACGATTATCAGGTCTGCACCATGGCCGGCGAGTCCGCCATCATCTACGACAGGCGCAACATTTTCATGCCTCGCTCGCACGACTTCGAGGGAGAGCACGGCTTCGTCCAGATCTGCCCCAACCCGCTCCCCGATTATTTCTGGGGACAATCGGAAGTCTCCAAGCTCGCCCCGATTCAGGACAAGCTCAACAACCGCATGGCCGACATTGAGCGGCTCGAGCAGAAACAGGTTGACCCACCGGGCGCCTGGGGCGGCATGGGGCTGCCCGATAAGATGGAGGCGTTCAACTCCCCCGGCGCCCAGATCGCCATCGGCGACCCGAACTTCAAGCACGACAGCTTCATCCCGACAATCCCGGAACACGTCTACGCGAGCCTCAACCGATACCAAGAGCACATGGACGTCGTTTCCGGGCTCTCCAACGTGGTCCAAGGCAAGGGCGAGTCCGGCGTGCGCTCGGCCGGTCATGCCGGCAAGCTGCTCCAGGTCGGCTCGGCGCGTCCGAAAAAACGCGCGATGATCATCGAGGACGCGCTGGAAAAATCCGCTACGCTATTCGGCCAGTGCCTTTATGTCGGCGAAGTGGAGGAGTTGTACGACGATGACGGAACGGTGTTCATTCCCGCGCAGATGAGCGCGAATTTCTTCGTCGAAGTCGACGCGCACTCGAACAGCCCGATCTTCATGGAAAACATGCAGAACATGAGCGACCGACTGCTGAAAGCGCGCGCGATCACGCGCGCACGCTATATCCAGTTGAACGCTCCGCCGATGCAGGAAGAATTGATCCGCGATCTGAAAGAGAAGATCGAACCGGCAGAGCAGGCGGCAGCGGCGCAGAAAGCGGCGGCTGAGGCGCAAAAAAGTGCTGGCGCTCCCGGTTTGAAAAGCGTAAAGTGAAATTCGTGGGTTGGGTGTGGTGTGGTTGCAGGGGCTGGGTTTGAGCGCGGGGCAACCCGTTTAGCTCGCCGCAGGAGGCCATCATGGCACGTCGTAAAGGCCGCAAGTCGCGCAAAAGCCGGCGCTAGTCCGCAAGGACAGAAAGGGCACCTTCGGGTGCCCTTTTTTTCGCACCCTTGACAATCAATAAGTTCAAGAACAGAATTTGACATAACGTGAACCGCTGGGCAGGCGGTGAGCGTACCAACGAACGAGAAGATCGTAGATGCCCCTGCCCGCCATGCCGCCGAATGCCGGAGCGCCCAAACCGCCTCCCCCAGGCGCAGGCGCCCCCGGCGATTCGGCGACTGGACCGGGACAAGGCGGCCCAATCGGTTCACCGATGGCAACGCCGAAGCCGATGGAGGGCATCGAAAAGGCGGCGCGTGTTCAGATCCAGGTTGCCTCCGAAATGCTCCAGCGCGAGCTTCCGCACTTCCCCCTCGATTCCCCCGAGTTCGACGCAGTGAGCAAGGCGCTCGCTACGCTCTCCAAAGCGTTCGGGAAAACGAAAGACGAGGACCGGCGTCTGTTCCCCGCAGAAATCATGAACATGCTGGGCGCCCTCGGCCCCGGCGCAAAACCCCCCGGCGCCGCTGCGATGGGCGGTCCACCGCCACCCGGCGCAGGTGGACCCCCGGGCGCAGGCGCCCCACCTCCCCCACCGATGGCATAGGAGAACGACATGGCTGGTGATACTGGAATTGGCGTCAAACCGAGTGGGCGCGGCATCCGCGACCCAATCTCGAACGCGCAGAACAACGGGCGTATCATCAACCCGCCGCGCTTCCCCGTCTTTGGCGGCTTCTCGTCCAAGGCCAAGGGCTTCTTCAAGAACATGCTGCATATTGGCAAGCCGGGCGACACGAAATGAGAAAGCTCGTCGAAACCCTGGAATCAGTTCTGGGCAAGCTGACTCAGGAATTCGACCGCGCTGCCTCCGTCATGGTCCAGTTCGAGGCCGGCGATTGGGCCGCGATCAAGCAGGCAACGCGCGACGCGCGCGCCCAAATGTCCGACATCGACAAGCACAACATCGCCGACGCGGCCGGTGCGGTCAGCCATACCTCAACCGGACAGCCTCTCCCGGTCGAAACGCGCATGGACATGACGATTGATTCCATGCCGGACTCCACGCCTCCGGTCGTGGAGACCGCCCCGGTCGTCGAGACCGCTCCGGTAGATCCACCCACTCAAGGAGGGCAGCCATGAGCCTGGAAAACAAGTCCGACGAGGAAATCCGCGCGCTCGCCGCGCTCGCCGACGATGTGCTATCCAAACCGGATACGGCCGGCGTGTTCCATCGCTTGGTCAAGCGCAACAACCCGAACGTGTCCATGCCTCTGGTCGAGCTTGAGGACAAGACCTCCGCCGCGCTCGCGCTGCGCGACAAGAAAATCGCCGACCTCGAAGCGGGCAACGCGCAAACGAACGCAGAGCGTCAGGTGAACATGACGTTCGAGACTCTGCGCGATGAGGGTCACTGCAGCACGCGCGGAAGTTTCAACGAACTGGTGAAGTGGGCGAGCGAGAACGGTTTCACCACGTCGGAAATGGGACTTCGCAAAGCCGCGATGCAACGCGCTCTAGAGCAGGAATCCGCAGAGCCTACCCCGTCGACCGTGCAGCCTGCCGGATTCAGCTTCGGCCAGGGCGGCGACCTCGGCAAGTCGTTCATGAAGGACCCCATCGGCACCGCGCGCACGCAGGCGATGGCGGCGATGGATGAGCTACGCAAGGAAAGATCCAAGGGCGCAAGACCGAATTAAGCAGTTTTTTCTGATCGGGGCGGATTAGGAGAAAAAGATGAGCACGTTTTTGAAAGCACTGAAAAGCGCCCTGACATGGTTCTTCGAGCCGGTATATCTCGCGCTCACTGAGTACATGGCAGGCGCCGGCCTCATGCCGCATGTGGTATTCGGCACCGGCATCATGCCCGCCGCCGGCGCGATCGCGAACGAGTTGACCTACATCACCAGACGGGCATTCGTGCCAAAGATGGTCGTGCAGATCTACAACAACTCGCCCACCATGGCATCGCTCCTGGCGAACGCGCAACCGGCCTATGGTGGCGTGTCCTCGATTTCAGTCCCGGTGCAGGGCGCCCCGTTCGTCGCCGGCAACTGGTCAGGCTATGACGGATCGTTCAATCAGCCTGCGGACACGCAGGGCGCGTATCTGTTCGAGGCGAACCTGAAACTGTTCATCGTCCCGATTCCGTTCCTCGGCATGGAAGGAATTCTGCAACTCGATCACGCGGTCATCCCGAAGATCGAGGCGAAGATGAACGACGCCACGAACGTCACCATGGACGTGTTCTCCACCGCCCTCATGGGTAACGTCGCAAACCCGCAGGCTATCATCGGCTTCCCCGGCGCGATCGACGATGGCACCAACATGGTGAACTACGGCAACATCAACCGGACGCAAAATACGTGGTGGCAGTCGAAGGTATACGCCGCCACAGGCAACCCGACGCGGCAGGGGCTACTCCAGTACATCGCCGGCACGGCGAAAAACGGCGGCGAGAAGCCCACGTTCGGCGTGTGCGGCTTCGGCACCTGGGCGCTGCTCGCGCAGGATTACCAGGGCCAGGAACAGTTCGTCATCACTCCGGGCGCCGGGTTCGATTCTGGCGAGGGTCCAAGGAGCGGTTTCGACGCGCTCATGGTCTGCGGCGTGCCAGTCTACGCCGACCAGTACATGCCCGAGGGCACGGTCTACCTCGTCAATTCAAACTATGTGAACCTCTACGTTCACGTCATGGGCAGCTTCGCCTTTACCGGGTTCGAGTCGACAATCTCGAACTGGCAGCTTGGCTACGTCGGATGCTTGGTCTGCATCCTGGAACTGGTCAACGTGAAGCCGAAAGCGAATACGCGCATCGGCGGTTTCAACAGCCTCACCCTTTAAGGAGAGCGACATGGGATTCCAAAGAATGGGCGCAGGCCCTTACGATTTCAGCCACGCGCCCACGCCGATCGCGCTGGGTTCCGGCGCAACCTTCATGATCCCTGCCGGTCAGTACCACGTCGTTCCCGGGATTTACACCTTCCTCCAGTGGTGGGATGCCGGCACGCAGATCTGGCGCAACATGACCAGTCCTTCGCAACCGGTCGGCTTCCCGGTGTCGAGCGACGGGTACAACTGGCGGCTGGCGAACATGACCGGCTGCGTCGTCGGCGCGGTGGTGACGAACGGCGGCACCGGCTACACCAACGGGATCTACCCTGCCGGCACCGGCACCGGCACGCTGGCTAGCCCGCTGTGCACGTTCGCCGCTGGCGGCGG